TCAATGTGAGTTATTGCTCGGTGGCACATCTCTTGTTGGTTCAACTTGTGGTGATGTAGATTGCTGCACCTATGATACAATACCTGGTGCTTGCTGTATATGCACCACAGATGGTCAAGGAGTCGTAACATCAACATGTAACCCAAACACCACATACAGTGACTGTAAAACCCTTGGTGGGTATTTCATGGGTCCAGGAAAGCAATGCAACGAAGTAAGTTGTGATTGTGTATGCACGGATGTAACTGGTGGTGGAAATCAAGGCGGAGGTGGTGGAAATGATGGTCCTGGTCTTTGCTGCAAGAACGGTGCATGTTTAAATGGTGTAACAACTAAGCAAGCATGTGATGCACAATGTGGAAATTGGTTAGGAACCGTACAATTCCTAACTAGTGAATTCCAAGGTGCAGCATACGACATAAAAACATACACATTCGGATCGAATGAAGACGACTGTGAATTCTGTGCGTTGACCAGACCTGTCGTTAAACTAATAGATCAAGGTTCCTGTTTCCCAACATGGGCAGTTGAAAAAATGCCCATGGATTCAAACTCGGATCTTTGCTGTTCTCCAACAGTACCTGGATGGTCTTCAAATACCTGCACTGATATATTAAATGCAGGATTTGCAAGACTTGTTGGTTCTTCTGCGGTTACTGTGAGAGATCAACTCTTGGAGATATTGACATGTCCACAGACACCAGCATCCGTGGAATCATTGAATATCACACTTCCACTTGTATATGCATATTGGATAGAAGAGGGTGTTAGTATCGCTGGTGACTGCGAATATAATTCATGCTGTGATTGTAATGTGACTTACACAAACTGTATTCCAAGCACCAGATATCCATCATTTGCAGAATTCTGCGCATATGAATACTGCCCATCTGGAAAAATAGCAGCAAATGCGGGAACAGATTGCTCTGGTGGTCTTGGAAGTGCTGGTGGATTCGGTGGAACAACTCCAGGATCAAACAACTGCGGTGATGTTGCAAGCGAATATTGTACAGCAGCAACATATGCATGTACATGTGTTCAATTTGCGCAAACATCAACAATTAAAAACATGAAAGTCGTCATAAATAATCAAGAGTTCTGCATACCAATTTCATGTGATGAAAATTGTGATGGACTTGAACTTTGCGAGTAACAAATGTCGATACAATTTAGATCCAGAATAACTTCAGCAATCGATTATTCAACCATATTGACAAATTATGGGTATTGTTGCAATTCTAGCGATCCAGCAAATCCAACCAGAAAAACATTTGTTGAATGTGTGACCGAAGGCGGTTATTTTGTACAAGGTGCATCTGGGCAACAAGTTAATTGTCCTGAACCAGATACACAACTAGGTTGTTGTTGTTCATGTTCTTATGTCAACCCAGATGATTATAATTTGATTGACACATATCCACCATCTACACCTTATCTGACATCAGGAACAAGAAGCAGAGTAACTAAATGTGAATGCAATAGACTTGGTGGTGTGTTTACACCAACATCTGATGGTAATTGTCCAACACTCACGAACGGAAACTGGGAATCGTATTGTACAGCACCACACCCATCAAGTCCATTGGAAACAATTGATATTCGTTCACCAAGATCTTGTTGCCACCTTGAGTTTGATGATACCACTGGTTGGCCAATTGGTGTAGTCTGCAAGGATGTTTGCACATCTGCGGATTGTGCTCTTCTCTCAACAGAAACATATCCAGCATCATTTACAAATACTCAAAGATGCGCAATACCTCTTACCACAACTGGTACATTGACGAATTGTGCTTCTGCTACAAATCTTTCGTATCTGGCAAACAACAAATTATTCGAAGGATTTGATCTTGGTTCTTGCTATGATCTTGAACTCGTAGGTTCAACATATGAATATACATGCACAATAACACCAGAGTCTACATGCAATGGTTATTGGGTAATACAACAGGATCAAGACAATCCATTTTGCTTAAGTGATAAACAACCAGAAAATCCACAAAAAGTTGCTGGTGTTTATGTATCACCTTCAATGACATTGAGCGAATTCAACGATCTTGGTATAACCAATGGTGATGAATATCAAGGTGGTGTATTTATCGGTATATACAAACCAGCACCAAACAATGCAAGAAGTAGTGAAGTTTATGGAAATATAAACTTTGGAGATCCATCACTCGGTAGGTTCAATGCCGATTCCATAGGTGGAACGAATTTGCAATGGGCGTTGATAGTAAACGAAACAAAATATAATATTCCATTTTTACTTTCGGATGAAAAAGACACAGATTACAATACATCATTGTGGGATGGATATTACAACACCTATGGCAATTCCAGCAATTTCCAAGGTATAAAGTCTGCACTTACAAATACAATAAGATATCAACCAAGAAATGGTTTTATAGATTATTATATACCTTCGATCTATGAATTGAATTTCTATGCTGCATATCTTAGAAACAAAGGTATAACCGATGTTGGAAACTTGATTTCCTCATCCATATTCAATACAAAGTATATTAGTAACACATCAAAAACAGTTTTAAATAATTTTACATTTGTCTATGGACAAGCAATAAAATCATCATATGATGTTAACTATAGAAACATCCTTATAAATAAGAGACACAAGGAAACTATTCTATTCTTTAGGCGTATATTATTAACATGAGGTAAATATGGGTTGCAACTGTAATAAGAATAAAAAAACTACTCCTGCTCAAGAAACAAGCCCTGCTCCAGCACAACAAGCAACACCTTCGTTTCGACAGGAAGAAATAAAGAAACCAGAAACTCTTGTTGAAAGCGTCAAGCAAAAAATGACCATGATGCAAACATTTGCATCAGCAATTGCTTCGCGTGGATTCAACAACGAAAAAGTAACAATACCAATGAAGCAACTCAGAGTTGCAAGTTGCTTTGGAAATCAGCAACAGGGTGGTGTTCTTCCACCATGTGAACATCTCAAGCAAAGCACCACACCAGGTAAATTCTTCTGTGGTGGTTGTGGATGTGGCGATAGAAAGGGAACTTGGTTGGTTGCTGACGGAGACGAGTACAGCAAACTGGATTATCCGCGTCTAAACTGCCCATTGCAAATGCCTGGATTCTCAAATTACGAGAAGTCAAAACCAGACGAAGCAAACAGTCCAATAACCAGAAGATACTACATTGAGCAACTTCCATATACTGAAATCGAGAAAATACAGGTTAAAACATTCGATCCACCAGTAAAACCAACGGAACAATCCAAACAATAATAAAAACTCTCCTTATAAATAAAGTAAGGAGAGTTTTTTCATGGCAGCATCAGGACCAAATTCAAGACAAACTTTAATTGAACATTGCTTACGCACTCTAGGTGCTCCAGTGATCCAAATCAATGTCGATCAACAACAATGTGAAGATCGTCTAGATGAGGCATTGCAATACTTCATCACACGCCACTACGATGGTGTGCAAAAAGTATATTTCAAATATCTTCTTACTCAGACAGATATCGATAGGGGATTCATAGAGGTCGAAGACATTGATACACCATCTGGTGATCCAGATGGACCAACTGGAGAAGATATAGTTTCGGTTGTTAAGGTTTTTAGATTTGGAACGCTATCTGGTGTTGATATGTTTGATGTTAGATATCAGTTGGCACTGACAGACTACTTCGGCATCAACCGTGGTCTAAACGGAAGTCAATCAACACCACTTGCTGGTTATCAAGTAACCATGCAATACATTAGTTTACTAGAGCAATTCTTTAGTCCAGAAAAATCTGTAAGATTCAGCAAAGTCACAAACAAGATATATGTCGATGCATTTTCACAAGACATAATTGCTGGATCATATCTGGTAATTGAAACATATGCTGCATTGGATCCAGACATACACACAACAATATACAACGACAGAATGTTGAAGAAATATGTTACTGCTCTGATAAAAAGACAATGGGGTGCTAACATGCTTAAGTATGATGGTGTGCAACTTCCAGGTGGCATCTCATTCAAGGGACAACAGATATACGATCAGGCGATTCAAGAAATTTTAATGATTGAACAAGAATTTGAAAAAGCATACGAACTTCCAATCGATTTCATGATCGGATAATAAATGGCAACAAACCCATACTTCAGAGAATACTTCGGAGAACAAGATCTTTTAGATGATCTTGTCGTTGAAACCATCAAGGCGATGGGTCGCGATATGATCTACATTCCAAGAGAGTATCTCAACAGAGATATAATCTTCGGAGAAGATACTATATCGCAATTCAAGAATGGATATATCATTGAGATGTATATTCAGAATGTTACCGCATTCGGTGGTCAGATGAATATCATCAACAAATTTGGAATCAACATCACAGATAGAGTTACTCTTCAATTGTCAAAAACCAGATTTGATCAAGAAATAGTGACAAAGAACAGTTCAATCACAACACCAAGAGAGGGAGATCTAATATATTTCCCATTCAACAAAAGTTTATTTGAAATTAACTATGTTGAAGATAAGATTCCATTCTTCCAGTTTGGTGTTTTGAACACATATACTTTGACATGCGAACTCTTCACATATTCTTTCGAAACAATCGATACTGGATTTACAGACATCGATGCGGTAGAGGAAGACAGAAAACACAACATGTATAAATTTACACTTTCAAGTGGACCAGTTCTTGGTACTGCTGTCTTGAAACGAGGAGAAACCGTATTCCAAGTTAGTGGTGTAACTGGAGCAACTGCAACATATGCAAATGCAACAGCAGAAGCAATAATAGTAGAATACACTGGAAATGCAACATATGTTAAGGGAGTAAGTGGAACCTTTGTGTTTGGAAATCCTGGCACACAGTCCATTAAGGGTGTGACCAGCGGTGTTGAGTATTACATACTTGGTGCAACATCCACGAATGTAAACCTTTCTATCGATCCGTTGTCTGGTTATGCAGAGATAGAAAATGACACATATGCTGAAAAGGCAGATACGGAAATCAACTTTACCAGAGATAATCCATTCTCAGAGGAGTGTACTTAATGTTTACGGTAACACAAGCATTTTACAACGAATCTATAAGAAAAGTGGTTATTGCATTTGGTTCTTTGTTTGAATCGGTTTATGTGACACGATATGAAGCAGATGGCACTGAGCAGCAAAAGATAAGAGTTCCACTTTCATATGGAAGCAAGGAAAAGTTTATCTGGAGACTCACCCAGGAAAGTAGTCTTTCGAAGAACAGCAGAGTTCAAATTGTTCTTCCAAAACTTGGATTTGAAATAACAACTCTTCTCTACGATCCATCCAGAAAAATTAATAGAACGATACAAAGAAGTGATGTTGTAAGTGGCACATTCAAAAAAGCATACACAGAAGTTCCATATAATATAAATTTTGCATTATATGCTTTCACTAGAAATATGGATGATATGTTGCAAATAATAGAACAAATTGTTCCTTACTTTGCACCAGAGTACACCATTACGATGAAAATGAATGATTTGCATCAGTCTGTAGATATTCCATTTGTGCTGAATAACACAACACTAAACGAGGATTACGAAGGAACATTTGACACACGAAGAGCGTTGATAACAACTTTTGATTTTACTGCTAAGACTTACATCTACCCACAGATCTGTGGTTCTACTGGTAGCATAATTGAAAGATCTGATGTTAATTTCTTTGACGATACTGGTAGTACGGCAGCAATGCATTATGTTGGAGATGTTGGATATACTGGAGATGTAATTACAGGATCCATCAACGAAGTTATAGGAGATTGG